ATCAGCGATGACCCGACACCAGCGGAAACTGACTGACGGTCACGCAACACAATCGCACTAGCAGACTCGCTGCCTGTGGCGGACGATGACCCGTCATCGACCGCCGTACGCAACCCAACAGCCGAATCACCAACCGTCGCACCACCAGAACCAGTAGCCGTAACAGGAATCGTAGAGAAACCAGAAGCCGACTCCGTACCAACCCCAGCCCCCGTAGCGTCCTTGACGGCGACACGTACACTGGTGTTAGCGGATGCGCCAACACCGCTAGCGGAACCCGTGGTGAATACAGAACGCAACTGGGTTACAGAAGAACCACCCGACCCAGCCCCCGAACCAGACTGGAACGACGTACGCAACTCGGATGTGAACGAACCACTATCGGCAGACCCCACAGCAGACTGAACAGCAACACGAACATCTGTCGTTGTATCCGCACCATCACCTGAACCTGTGGCGGTTTCGCTTCTCGTAGAGAACGAAACCACCGAACTGGAACCTGAACCAGAACCAGAACCAGTTTCAGTAACGGTGTTTGCACCTTGGTATGATGAGGTGCTGGACCCGTACGCAATGTTCGGATCAGTATAGGCGTTTAAAACTACGGTACCGTCAAAAGTGACGTACCCTTGGTCGTAGTCGTACGCGTCCTCATAGGTCGCGAACGACACGATTACACCCCAGTATCGTCAGGCTTCGGCTGGCCTACTTGACCGTCGATCCATGCTGACCACTCGTCGGTCGTCATGGGGCGTACGTTGTCATCGACCTGTACGTTGACGGTGCCGTCAGGATATAGGGCTACCAGTTCGTCGCGTGTCCACTCAGCCATTGTTGTATCCATACACTCTAACGGTTGCTTGGTAGAACGTACCGTAGTTCACACTCAGCGTGATGCTTGTTGGTATACCGACCCACTCCACCTTTGCAGCGGATGACCGATAATAGACCGCGTCAGCAGACACGCAACTAGCGAATGTGTAGTTCAAAACATCTCCGGCTCCGATGAGGTCGATAGCGGAGTTGATACCACCGATGTCAGCAAGTGACTGATTCGATTTCACAGCCGTGTTGATCGTGCCGCTCCCAATCGTGTAATACACCACGGTGGAGGAATGGACGTTCCCAGCACCGCCCAATGAGAAGAGCAGCCCTGCGCCATTAACCGTAACACCACCACTCACTAATATCCGATAGTTGTCAAAAGTGGAACTGAACACTCCAGTAAGCGTTACTGAGGCAGCATAGTTAGCGATCGTCTGCGTCTTGACCAACGTCAAACCCTGATTAGCAACCTTGTAATCCAAACTAGTGGTGACCGCTGAACCGTTCACACCCACCTTCGCCTGAAGAGCCTCAACAGCATCATTCACATTCGCATGCTGGGAAGCATGAGACGGTGACGACAACGAATCCGAGGATGTCGGGTTCGTCAATGTATCTAGACTAGTAGGGAAGTTCGTAGCCATCACACCACCTCATCAGTTGCGGATACAGGAGGCTCAGGAAAATCAGCGGTCGGTCCAGCAACCCATGTGGCAGGGAAATCCCGCAACGCCTGACGGTAAGCGGCCCATGCGTCACGGTTGCCTGTCGGGTCATCCGTGGTTTGCGTCCAGTCCGACGCAGCCAACAAACGATTACGGCGAAGTCTGACTCGTTCGACCCACCATTCGTCTGGCACGTTGTCAGGGTCAAAGTCTGCTTGCAAATTCACGTTCATGCCAACACCGTAATCCCAGACGCTGCCATAATGTCACCTGTTGACCATGTAAACGGCACGGTAGAACTCAAAAAGGTATTTGGTGTGACATACACGCCACCAGCGCCGTAATCATCAGTAACAACGCGGCAGTAGAGACTCAAGCCGTAAGGCCGTACAGCACCTAAAAATTGCGCGCTTGTTGACAGGTCTGTGTACATAGCCGTTGCGCTTGTTACGTCGTTGGGACCGAAGTTCAGACCAGGCGGAACGGATATCTGCAAATCGCCAGTTATTGTGCTGGTGCTTCCCAAAGTAAACTTCACGTAAAACATAACGAACTTTTGGATCAACACGTACTCGCCAGTAATAGTTCCATTCCCGACCGAGCCACCTGCAAGTATCGTTGGAGTGTACGACTGGCGTTCACCGATGGCGGTGCCGCCAACCCTGACATTGCCTGTGGCGTTGATGTCACCGTTCACATCCAACTTGTACGACGGCGTGTTGTCACCGATACCAACCGCAGCGGCATCAATGAATAGATCAGAGTCGCCATCCCCTGCATTTATGGTGAATCTTGAGTTTGCCGTAGTTTGCGCGTTGGTTGGGTACCCAATATAGCCTTTTCGGACTAGGCTTCCTACGTCGTCTTGATTGTAGAACGAGATGAATGGGCGACCAGCGGCTGTGTCAGACGCGAGTCTAATAGCGTCGTTATCAGTCGGGCTGATCGCAACATACTCGTTGCCACTTTCAACTTGAAACTGGAAGTCAGGTGTTGCCGTGCCGATACCGACACGTTCGTTCACATCATCAATATGCAACGGCGCACCATCCAACAACGCCGTCTCAATCGCCTCAACAGCATCATTCACATCAGCATGCTGCTGATCATGCGGCGGCGAATCCAAAGTATCAACAGCCGTAGGATTCGTAAACGAATCCACACTGGTAGGAAAATTAGTGGCCATCGGTTATATCAATCCAACGTCAACGTCAACGAGGTGATCTGGAACGTGTCACCAGCCTGAAGGGAAGCAGACCCGCTAAGCGCACCGTACCACAAACAGTTACCCGCAGTACTAGCATCCCACATCGACCAATGCGAAACCGTCTCAGTGGCCGCCACATTCGTCCACGTAACCGTCGCAGACGAAACCAGCGAACCACCACTAGCGGAACCGAATGTGACTGCTTGGCGAGTGGCTTCGGTTGCAGCGTTGGCGGTCCCGTCTTCGCCGGGATCGCCTGTGTGCAACTTCAAATAGGTGTTGGCAACACTGAAGGATGTTCCTCCGAGTGTGTCCAGCAGTGCGTTTTCTCCATAGTTACTAATCGACATTTGGTTCTCCGTCCAACGTCCGATGCTTCAACGTTCTACCATAGCGTAGCCGTTCTAATTTTTCTAACGGTGCCCGTCCTAACGGTACCCGTCCTAGTGGTGCCCCATCACAGCAGGTATCTTTCATGCCGCAGGCTGGGCACCGCCAACGGGTTGCCGTTGGCGGATATTCCATCCCACAATTAAAACATTCAATCATCGGCCTGTATGCGCATACAGCACAACTAGAACTAGATGGCTTTTAGTTGTGGGTTTTGGCGGGAACGCTTTTCGCGTTCCGCCAACTGGCCAATCAACTGATCCAACTCGTCATCAGACAACTCTGCCATATTCTTCGAAGCCTGAGAGGTGACAGGTGCAGCAGGAGTCAAACGATGTGTTGCTTCCAAATACAGTTTCGCTGCACGAACATCACCGCCGACCGCTTTCTCGTACAACGCATCGTACAACCGTTGAGTCCGCTCAGGGGAACCCTGTAGTTCCTCTACGCGGCGTTCCCACTCTTTGATGAAAGCAGGTTTCTTCTGCCAACGACGAACCGTCGTTGGGTCCACCTTGTATTCGTCACAGTATTTCTGTTGCGAGGCGGGCCACCTGTCGGCAGGTGGCACCAGCAGCCAGTTCAGATAGTGTTCTTCACGTTCGTTCAACCCGTGGTTCTCAGCCATGCTAGTGGGCAGACCGTTCTAGAGTCCCCCCCCACATAGGGTTTTAACAAAAAGTAAAAAACAATTTTCGAACAAATCTGTGGAAAACAGCCATGAAAGCGGTTACAATTTAGAACGCTCCGATGTATATAGTAATAGTAACCCCGAGGCGTATACAACGATAGGCGTATACAGCCGAGGGGTTATAGAACAGTTCCACAAGGAGAAATCATGCCGAAGGTTGGCAGCAAGCATTACAGTTACACTCCTGCTGGTATGGCCGCCGCCAAGAAGGCGGCGAAGAAGGCTGGTAAGAAAGTAAAGTACACTTCCAAGAAGAAGTGACATGGCGTACAACAAACCTCAACTACGGGAACGCTTGAAGAAAGAGATCATGGCCTCCAACAAAGGAGGCCGATCAGGGCAATGGTCCGCACGAAAAGCCCAACTGCTGGCACAACGCTATGAGAATGCTGGAGGCGGATACACAGGGGCTAAAACGAAAACCCAGAAATCGCTGTCCAAATGGACGAAAGAGGACTGGGGTACCAAATCAGGGAAACCATCCACCCAAGGCCCCAAAGCCACAGGCGAACGTTATCTGCCGAAGAAAGCACGTGACCAACTGAGCGCATCCCAGTATGCTGCGACCACCGCCGCAAAGCGGCGTGGCACCAAGGCTGGGAAACAGTTCGTGCCAAACACCCCCGCCGCCAAAAAAGCATCCAAAAACGCCAGAAAGGCACGATGACATGGCCGACAAAGACCCCAAACTAGTAGCCGCAGGCGTAGACGGATACAACAAACCGAAACGCACCCCCAACCACCCCACCAAATCATGGATCGTCGTAGCACGCAACGAGGCTGGCAAAACCAAAACCATCCGCTTCGGCCAACAAGGAGTCACCACCGAAGGTGACAACCCCAAAACCGAACGAGGCAAAGCACGCCGCCGCTCCTTCAGAGCGCGCCACAAATGCGAAACAGCCACCGACATCTTAAGCGCCAGATATTGGGCCTGCAAACACCTATGGTGAAACGCTGGATATGGGACATAGCCGCCTACATTCTAGGAGCAGCAACGGGACTCCTAATGGCAATAGTGTGGGCCACCCGTAACAT